CCAGAATATTGTTGCCATTGCCACACGCACTTGTTGTTTTTCTTCTTCAGTAAGATCTTCACCCCCATAGGTCATTGAACCCTCATTTGCATCTAAAAAATCTTGTAAGTCTTTAGTGTCTTTCTCGTTGGCCCATTTTGGAGTACCGTTCTTTCCAAGCAAGTAGTCGGTTGTTACTCCAAAGTAATCTGATAGCTTTATTAAGTCATCGTTGCTAACAGATCTTCTATCGCTTTCCCAACTTGCGATGGTGCTTTGGCTAACATTCATTGCGTCAGCCAGCATGGGCTGGGTTAAAGATTTTTGTTTTCTTAGGTTTGCTATTCTTTTGCCAATAGTCATGTATGATAACCTCCACAATTAGTATTTTAGCTTGTACAGATAGTAAAGGACAGACCTTTTATTTTATTTGTACAAAAAGACTTGACTTGTACAAATAGACATAGTACTATTAGTACATGAAAGGGGCGATGATTTTGAAACTTAAATATTATAGAGAAGCAATGAATTTAACCCAAGAAGAGTTAGCAAGACATGCAAAAGTTTCTGTAGCAATGGTCCAATCAATGGAAAATGGCAGACGAAAGGGTTCTACTGATACTATTCTAAAATTGTCGGACGCGTTAAACGTAACTGTTGATGATCTTTTGCGTGGAAACGATATGACTATTAGTCATAAAAAGGAGGCAGCAAAATGACACATCTATCACGAACTACATTAATCAATGCACTTGCAAAGGTTAAGCCAGAAACACCAAGAGTAATGTTTGAGGCACTAAGCGATAAAGCACTAGATGCTGAATTCCGGGCGGTAACGGCCGAGTATAACGAGCAAGCTAGCCAACTTATGTCAGTTTCATATTAGGAGGTGCGAACATGTCAGATACGATATTGATTCGGCATGAGGCTCCAAAGGGCTTCCAATTCATTAGCGAAGAAGAATACGAGAGGTTCCAAGCCTGGAAGCAAGCACAACTTGGTATTCGTACTTGGAAGCTTAAAGATCTGGCTAAGTATAAATACGGAACTAAATCAACCGAACGAGCCTCACGATATTTAACCAAGCATCGCCATGATTTGGATGTTGAACAGGGTGGCTTCATTGATTATGTGAATACCCATAACGGCTGGCAGATTCCAGCAGCTGAGATGATGGATTACCTATTAGATCATCCCGATTAATTTAAATTATAGGTGAATTACATGGAAAGGCCATATAAAGCCCTTTCCAAAATACAGAGGTGTAGGTATGAAGAACAAATTTGCAGAGCAATTGTCATTGGCATTAGGTAGAGACAAAACACTAACACAACAGCAGATTGCAGATAGGGCGCATGTTTCTCCCGGACAATTGTCCCGGTTGAAGAGTGGATCAAGAAGCACTGATCCACAAATAAGGAAGTCGTTAGCAAATGTAATTAACGATTTTTGGCTTAGCTATTCTGGTGCTCGTGAGAATTTCGGAGTGCTGTCATTCCAGAATGACAGGCGTCTAAAGGGTGATATGTTCTCAGCCCTAATGCGTCAGAAGAAAGAGCAGCAAGAACGAGAGGCAATGGAAGCTGAGTTTGAGAATGCTATTGCGATTAATCCAAATGATCGGACACCAGCGCAGCAACTAGTTATTGAACGCTATCCACGTGAATACGCAGAAGAGATTAGCGCCGAGATAACTGATTTGGCTAAGAAAGCTGAGTATGCCGGTATCCCAATGGATAAATTGCAGGAAGTAATTGATAAAGTCAATCAAGAAAATGGCTAGGAGGAAATAGCAATGATTGAAGGAGCATTAGTAGGCTGCGCGTTAACTGCATTGTGGTTCAAGCGTCATGAAGTTGCTAGTTGGTTTGGAATTTAAGGAGATGAAGACGATGAAATTTACATTCCGGATCGGAAACGTGCTTTACAAACAGATCACAATTGAAGAATTGAATAATGTTTTTGGCACATTTAAGGAGGTCGAACGAATTGGAAGTACGCAAAGTATCACTAAAGCCTAAATTTGAGTACGAAAAAAGCTGCTCGAGTATTGGGAGTACCCGTGCAGCTAAGACGCTTAATAAATTTATTTTCGAGTTCTATTGTACTCCGAAACTGTCACTAAGACAACGTTTAGCACGGAGGTGGGCGAAATGATACCAGCACAGGCAGATTTAAACGAGCATTGGCAGCAAAGTAACGACTCACGCGACTGGGTACTTGACGCAGATAACCATTGCTACGATGGTGACGAGTTCGACAAGGCACAGTTGTTTCAAGATTATATTGATAACAATGACTTTAAGCAGTGGGCGGCTGATATGCAGGCCGATATGTTGAGCGCCATTTGTATCGTCACTTTCGGCTCGACTGACGTAAGTGTGTTGTATCCAGATCAAGGTGAGGAGCCTAATTGGCAATGGTTGATTGATGTGTTTGGTCAGTCCCGTCTATGGGACGAGCTACTGGCACACATCGACACGGACACGATGATGACACGTCTGGGCTATCACTGGGTATCAGAGGAGGAAGAAGCATGAGTAATGAGTTAGTTACGATGGTTAATAACAATATTGAGGATATGAAGAATAATGAAGGCTTGTCATTACCACCTGATTATTCAGTAGGGAATGCATTAAACAGTGCTTACTTAATTTTGAGTGATACGTCTAAGGGCCAACCATTACTTGATAAGTGTGACCAAGGATCAGTTATCAAGGCGTTGATGAACATGGCAATTCAAGGATTGAGCCCAGCTAAAAACCAATGCTATTTCATTCCTTATGGCAACCAGTTAGTCATGCAGCGCTCCTATTTTGGCTCAATTAGCGTTGTAAAGCGTCTTTCTAACGTTAAGGATATTCAGGCACAGGTTGTCCACAAAGACGACACGTTCAAGATTGGTGGTAAAGATGGAGTGTTGGTGGTTAAAGAGTTCGAGCCAAGCTTTGAGAACCTAGATAAGCCAATTATCGGGGCCTTTGCATGGATCGAAGACATCAACGGGAACCGGACATACACGGTTATGACAAAAAAGGACATCGACACCAGTTGGAGCCACGCTAAGACGAAGAAGGTTCAAAACGAGTTCCCAGAAGAGATGGCTAAACGGACTGTAATTAATCGAGCTGCTAAGTTCTACATTAACAGCTCAAGTGATAACGATTTGTTCGTGCAAGCAGTTAACGAAACCACTAGCAACGAATATGAGAATGACGATAGAAAAGACGTAACACCGACTAAAAGGTCATTGGAAGCTGATGTAGCAGAGAATAAAGCCGAGAAGGTAGAATCTGCCGAACCAGCTAAAGAACCCGTTAGAACGGCTGTAAAGGAGGCATCAAGCAATGATCAAGAACCTGTCAAAGACGAAGTCGACCAGCAAAACCTCTTCGACAACCTCGGAGACCTTGACGCCAGCTAACTATTACGATCGCTGGACAGATCAATCATTTATGTCAGCAACATGGTTCAAGAAGTTTTTAGCCTGTGAAGCAGAAGCGTTAGCCGAGTTGCAGGGTAAATGGGAACCATGTATGAACTCAACGGCGTTAGTCGTTGGAAACTGGCTTCACAGCTATTTTGAGAGCGAGGAGGCTCATGTGAAGTTCGTTGATGAACACTCCGAAGCAATTTCAAGCCGAGGACCGAGCAAGGGCCACCTAAAAAAGGACTTCAAAATTGCTGAATCCATGATTGAAGCCTTATCTGACGACCATGATTTTAATCTTCTTTATCAAGGCGATAAGGAAGTGATTGTAACTGGTGAAATCGGTGGTTATCCCTGGAAGGGCAAGATTGATTGCCTCAATTTGAAACAAGGTTACTTCGTGGATCTCAAGACGACCGCTGACATATACAAGGCGTATTGGAATCCAGAAACTCGTGAGAAAGAACCGTTTGTATATGCGTATAACTACCCACTTCAGATGGCAGTCTATCAAGAGTTGATTAAGCAGCAATTTGGTGTGACGTGTAAACCGTACATCGTGGCAGTAAGCAAACAGGATCCACCAGACAAGCAGGCTATTGATTTACCGGAGTACCGACTTACTAATGCTATGAACCAGGTATTGGAATCTCAACAGCATATTCAAGATGTCATTAAAGGCGAAGCAGATCCTATCCAATGCGGTCATTGTGCTTATTGTCGTAGTACCAAAAAGTTAGAGAGCGTCGTTAGTGCAGACGACTTACTCATAGATTGACTAAACAGAATTGGCTTGAATGCGGCAGTGACTGAATCCACCGAGCGGGTGAGAGGCCCATTAATAAGGACAGGAGGGACGAATTTGGATTACTTCAAACAACGACGAGCGTACCGTAATTTTAAGATGTATGAAGCGAGTGTCTCTAACGGCCAAAATAATCTGTATCGCGAGTTACTAGACTATGCGAACGACGAAGGCAAGTTGGACGTTCAGTTTCGCATGAAAAATTCGGCATTACTCAGTCTGACAGGACTATCCGAACCCGGCCTCGATAAAGCACGCAATTCATTAGTGCAACTAGGACTAATTAAATACGTTAGAGGCAAGAAAAATGTTAAACCACCTGAATATCGCATTATTAATTTATATAGTAGGTCAGCTGGTTACCCAACCAGTAACCCAACTACAAGTCATAAAAGTAGGCCAACTGGTTTAGATGAAGTAGGTCAACCGGTTGGGCAAGGTGGAGGTCAACCAGTAGAACATAAAGAACTTACTAGTACTGACCCTGACTTGACTGATACTGACTCTTATGATGATGACGCGGGTGTCACACGCGAGCAGGTCATTAACGACTGGACCAACCTGTGGGGATTTCCGAACGGGATTGCTCGTCCTGAAATTGATGAATGGCTCGCGGCGCTTAAACCTGAATTGGTGGCTTACGCCATTCAAATTGCTGGTGAACACGATGTGCAGTCGCGAGGGGCTTTAAAATATTTGCGTGCAGTGATCAAGGGTTGGCAGCAACGGAATATTACGACATTAGTACAGGCTAAACAAGCAACCGATGATCACGATAAACGGTTGGCTAATGCTAATAAACCGGGTGGTTATTCGAAGCTGCGCCGTAAGGAAATTATGCCAAAGTGGGCGCAAAGTGATGCTTCTCAGGCGGATTCTAAGTCAAACTCAAGCGATGACCAGCAGGACGATATGAGCGACGAGGCGTTCCTAGCGTTCATGAACAGTCAGGAGGAAGCTAAATGAATTGGGGTAATCAATTAGTCAAGTTAGCCGCTAACCATGCCTATGAACCGGCCGCATTGCACTGGACTAAGCAGCGCATGAAACGGCATTTAAAGGCTGGCGGTAGCGCACAAGATGAAGTGTGCGCTCATGAGTACAAGCTATTTGCACTCGAGGTTTTAATTATTGAATATCAGCGGGATGGCTTAAATTTTGATTTGACCCAATGTTGGGGTAAACCAGCCGAGTATTTTATTGATCTAGAGCAAGCTAGACAAGGATTGCAAACGGAGGTGAGCGCATGACTAAAACACAGGTGCTAGTAATTAACGCTGATCTACCCGATATCGATCACCCACTAGCAATCGGGCCCGAACCGGAAATGTTTAAGCTCGCGCAACATAACTACAAATCTGGTGAATGGCCGTTTCCAGTTAGACTGGTGAAGCCTGGGACTAAGGTAAGCAGTGATGCGGCCTACCTAGCCAGTATGAAACAAGATCCGAAGCAGGGAGAACGTGAAGATATTAAAGCCATTCGGCAAGCACATAAGCATGGCAAACATTCTCTCAGACAAATATCCGAAAGTACGTCGATTGAGTTTAAACGGGTAAAGTATTTAGTCCACAAATACAGCCTGCCATTGGCTAACAGTTACTGGCGTGCTGAGAAGCATAATAATCCTGATGAAGTGATCGCCTATCAAACACTGGCACGATTATGTGAGAGGATCGATGCCTCAGAGTTATCGATTAGAAAGGCCAGTATGTCTAATGGGAAAGTTAATGGCTATTACATTAGTTGGGTGCCGAAAGTATGAGCAAAGTCGTGATTAAGGGCGAACTACCTAGCTTAAATGAGTACATCAAGGCTGAACGGGCCAACAGATACGCCGCAGCTAACCTAAAGAAGCGGTACACAGCCTTGTGTAGTGTATATGCGCGGGCTAGTCGAAATTCTGGAGTCGAATTCAGCTGGCCTTGCAAGCTTAAATTTACGTGGTACACGAAGAACAACCGGAAAGATGCGGATAATATCGCGTTTGCTAAAAAGTTTGTGCTGGACGGCTTTATGAGGGCTGGACTCCTAGGCAATGACAATCGCAAGCATATAACCGGTTTCCAGGACGAATTTGCGGTTGATAAGCAGAACCCAAGAGTGGAAGTTGAAGCAATTACGGAGGACAGACATGGACAGTGAAATACCAGCATGGGCCATACAAGCAGCCTGTGAGGCGATGGGCTACGCAGATGAATCGGAAGTAGCCTGGGAAGATTATCCGCTGATAATGGCGTTAGCAGAGTCAATGGAGGGCGAATGATGATTCATCATTACATTACGAGATACGAAGAAAATAAAGAAATATGGGTTGAATCTTGGTTACAAATTAATTTATTTGGCAAATGTTATTGCTTTAGCAAGAGAAAAATAAAAATACTCTCGAAATAAATTCGAGAGCACCGCGTTCAATTCTTGGACCATTTATTACCGGATTTTTGAGTTGGAGGCAGCCGATCACCTTTTTGAATGTGAACAGTCCGACCGTTACTCAAGTTTCCACCACGAGGTCCAACTTCATGATAGGTACCAGCAGGTTTGTTGTCAGTACCTGGTTTGATTGGTTGTGTCATACAAATCACCTCACATATATAAATTTACATTGATAATTCAATCAACTTCTACAAGATAGCACCATTCACATAAAAACTCAACATATAGAGTTTTTAACTTTGAAAACACAATATACAGAAGAAGGTGGTTAATATTTGGAATCAAGTGGAAATTGTTCTTAAACAGCGTCAGCTTAATATTAATCAACTGGCAAAGTTGATGGGGCTAAAAAGTAATGCAGTCCTGTATGAGTTTAAGCATGGCAAGATTAAACGACCGAGTTTTGAATTAATGGAAAGAATAGCTGACGCATTAGACGTTAGTATGGATAGTTTTCGACAAAATAATACAGGGGACGAGGATGCCTAAACACACTAAGAAGCGTTCAACGATTAAACGGAGGCACCGGCGTATGAAGGAACACGCCGAAGCAATTCAAATGAAAGCCATAGTTGCCAACCTGGAAATGAACGCGACGCTAACAACTGAGCAACAGGCACAAATTGGCCAGGACTTCATTGCTGACATTATGGAGTTGAGTGAGCGCGAGAGTAAACAAAAAGCCGCCTACTAGGGCGACTAGTCACGGGACCACTCGAATGACCGTTGTAATTATAACATAAAAAAAGCGTTGCTATTGCTGACCGTGCTACAACTAATTCCGAATAAATTAATTATAGCATACGAAAGCGGAGGGGCGCATGATGGGCGAACAGCAAGTTATTTCAGATGAAATTTTTCCACCAATTGACCAGGAGAAAACAATTAAACAGGTGCGGCGGTTCCTGGATAAGAAGTTACCGCAAGCAGTTCGGGCGTCCGGCCATTCGGTCGCTGATTTAAAATCGCCTAGCATGGATGGCATGCCTAAGTCGGCCCCAGCTGGTAATTCGGCCGAGGATCGGATTACACGCCGCCTATATGCCGAACAGATTGTCCGACAGACTATTCAGGCCATGGCTCGCTGTGATCATGAGTGCCAGGAGATATTAGATCGGCTATATTTGCAAGGTTACAGCGACACGATGTGCTACATGGATATTGGCTACAGCAAGACGCAGTATTTTGACCGTTGGAAGCCATTGGCAATGCTACAGTTCGCGCAGAGCTATTACCTAGAAGACCTGAATATTTATCAAAACCGAACTCAAAACGGACTTTAACCGAACTTTTTCCGGACTCAATCCGAACTCAAGCCGGACTCAATCCGGACTTCATAGTAATAAATTGGTGGTAAATTAGTAGTATCGATAATTGGTTAGGGCGACAAATAAACGTTTTTCTGATAGCCCTAATCGATTATTGTTGTGGCCTTAGCTCAGTTGGTAGAGCGCCTGACTGTTAATCAGGTTGTCGCTGGTTCGAGTCCAGCAGGCTACGTTAGACGGGCGCAGATGTACAGTTTGTATTGCCTCCTTGATTAAGTTGATATGATGGCCCGTCTATTAAGCAGATATGATCTAATTGGCAAGATGGCGGTCTCCAAAGCCGTCTATGTTGGTTCAAATCCAGCTATCTGTGTAGCCGGCGGATTTATAAGGGGTGATGCGCTCCTCTCTGCCGCCGGCATTAGTCTTCGTATTTAACGTCGGCCGTTAAATGTGAGTATCGCTGTGGGCTAATTGGTAAGCCACAATGGGATGTAGGTTCGAGGCCTACCAGCGATATTGTTATACAGCATGGTCACTCATGAGGGCTAAAACTGTATAACGTGATTAGTTAGCTATTGGGACTGCTCTGATAGCTCGTGGTAAAATCTTCGGAGACGACAAGCAGATTGGTACTCAATGATGAAGAAGTTAGTCTTTTCGATATGTCTTTTTGGCTCACATGTGCTTGTGGCGGAATAGGTAGACGTTTTAAGAGGCAACACAGGATGGTGTTGCTATGTAGGGTGCAAATCCCTACCAAGCACATAATCGGCGCAATTAAACTGGCCACAAGATTGCCTGCAGGAACAGGCGCGCTGTGGTATTGTATATAGATACTGAAAGGGGGCTTTAGCTCCCTCAGGTATTCTCAGTAATCCTTCAAACTGCTCTCGCTTTTTAGCGGGAGTTTTTGTATAGTTAGATTAGTTTGGAGGATTATCATTAATGAATAAATCACTACGTAAACTACTTTTACTTGCTGTTTCTACTATTTGCATGTTACTTTTAATGTTTGGTATCTTTGATTTTTCTGGCATTGTTGCAGTATTAGCGTTGTTACTCAGTGTTTATACTACCTATAGTTCAGCAAAAGAAAAAGACAGGTCTGATTTTGAAGGATTATTTTTCCACTTGTTAACCTTGCTGGAGCAAACAATAGGTAACTCAGATACGTTTAAGAGTGATATAGAATCACTAAAAAACGACAGCGATACCTTTATCTATAATAAAAAGGTTAGCCTTTTTAACAAAAATACCTACTTACTAAAGGAAATTATTTGTGATATATATAAAGGCCAAAATAGAGAAATCGCATTGAATCAAATAACGTTGATAACTAATTCTGATGACCGTTACGAGTATTTTAAGGCATTACTAATTCAGAAAAAAGAGGAAGATTATTATAAAGATCTGTTTGGAATAGGAATGGATGAAGTTTTAACAGAAAAAAGAGAGAAACTAGCGGAAAGCAGCATTGATTTTACGCGATATGGACAGTTCTTTAGGACTGTCCATAGAATAGTAAAACTACTTCTTGATAGGTCTACTGAAGAACAACAAAAGTACATAGGAGTTTTACGAACTCAATTGAGTGAAGAACAATTGGTTTTGTTATATTATAATGCCGAGTACACTCAGCGCGGTAAGAAGTTTAAAGCGAATGTAAACAACATGGATCTTTGGGGAGATAAAGAAGAATTGGGGATAACTCCACCCATGCATTTTAACGATAAGCTACTTGTTTGGCCAGATGATTTAGAGATACTGAAAAATGAATATACAAGTAAATAGCGTCTTTCGGGACGCTTTTATTTTATATAAATTTAGGAGTGGTGTCATGACAGTAATGATTCATAGTAAATACGGGTATGAGCCACCTGAATGGGTGCAGGCTGACGCCCGGATAGATAAGTGGTACAAGGATAAGAAGCGTCGTGCTAAACAGCATGGCGCTTTTAGTTTGGAGAAAAATAAAAAGGTGGTAATTAAGAATGAACGATGTTGAATTTACAAGTAAATGCAAAGCCTTAGTGCTGGACTACGCTAATGAACATTTAGATGTAACTGATGGAAAACAAATCACTGTCGATGATGTCTTTATTGTTTGGCAAGTTAAAGCATTACAGAATAGTAAAGCGTTACTCAGCACGACCTTAAGTGATGGCATGTATTACGAGCTTACCTATAACGGTGATAAGGGTGAGATCTACCTAGACGCCTACAAAAAGTTTGAGAATCGATGCTACAAAATTTAGACTAATTAATTCCAATTAATGGAGGTGTGGTGGTATGTAATGACACGTAAATTAACGCCAAAGCAGCGCAAGTTTGCCGACGAGTATATCAAGTCTGGCAATGCTGCTGATGCGGCTCGTAAAGCGGGGTATAGTAAACGCTCAGCCCGCTCAGTTGGACAGGAAAACCTGACAAAACCTGACATTAAAAAATACATCGATGAACAGATGGCTGAGATAGAGTCTAGCAAGATTGCAGACGCCAAAGAGGTTATGGAATTTTACACTAGAGTGCTTCGTGGTGAAGAGCTAGAAACTGTAGTGGTGGGTACTGCTGACGGTGCTGAATCTATTGAACGTCCACCAACTACCAAGGACAAAACGGCTGTTGCTAAGGAAATACTAAAGCGTTATCCGGGCAACGATAAGCTCGTTGAACAACAGATTCGCAAGCTCAAAGCTGATGCAGATATTGCGGAGGCTAAAGCTAGCATTATGAATGCCTCAACCGATAGTACTGAAGCAAAAGTTTCTGAATATCTGGATAAATTGGATGACGTCCTAGGTGGTGATAGCGATGGCAATTAGTGAGCTATATACGCCGAAACAAGTTCAAGTGCTGAAAACCTTGCGGCGGACGGACTGGCGACTACTGATAAACTATGGTGCTGTTCGGTCTGGTAAAACTGTCGTTGATAATGACGCCTTCTTGATGGAACTGCGGCGTGTTCGTCAGGTTGCTGACAAATTAGGGGTCAAGGAACCAATGTACATTTTAGCGGGGTATTCAAGCAAGTCGCTACAAAACAACGTATTACAGGAACTGACGAATAAATATGACATTAACTTTCAATTTGACAAACATAACTCTTTCACGCTGTTTGGTGTGAAGATTGTGCAGACGTTTACCGGGTCCATTGCTGGGCTGGGTGCCATTCGTGGGATGACCTCGTTTGGGGCGTATATTAACGAAGCTAGCCTTGCTAATGAAGAGGTATTCAATGAAATCCTTAATCGGTGCTCAGCACAAGGTGCGCGAATTATTTGCGATACGAACCCAGACGTTCCGACTCACTACTTGAAAGCCAGCTATATTGATAACGATGATCCTAAAGCAGGAATCGTTAGTTTCCATTTTACAATCGATGATAATACCTTTTTGCCCCCACAATACGTTGAACATCAAAAAGCGGGTACGCCGTCCGGAATGTTTTACGACCGTGCAATACTCGGTCTATGGGTATCTGGTGAAGGTATGGTGTATAAAGATTTTAATAAGGACGAAATGATTATTCCACGGGCTCAATTGCCAGCAGACTTAACTTACTATGCGGGAGTCGACTGGGGCTATGAACATAAAGGAACGATTGTTGTAATGGCTGATGATCGAGTTGGCAATACTTATTTGATTGAAGAACATACACGTCAGTTTGAAGAGATTGATTACTGGGTAGAGATTGCAAAAGATATTCAGCGTCGCTATGGCCGAAATGTTAAGTTTTGGGCTGATAGCGCGAGACCCGAACACGTTGCACGCTTCCAACGTGAAGGGCTCAAGGCGTTCAATGCTAAAAAATCGGTTTTATCAGGAATCGAGTCGGTGGCTAAGTGCATTAAGCAAGGCCACTTTTTTGTTATCAAAGAAGCAATTGATGCGTTCTTAGATGAAATCTATCAGTATGTCTGGGATGAGGCTACGGGCTTACCCGTCAAGCTTAACGATGACGTAATGGATGCGTTACGGTATGCCATCTATAACACACACGAACGGCTCAAGGCGCGGACAATTAAGAAGCCAAAGGGATTAAGAGGATAGGAGGTGAGCGGATGCAATATGATTTGAACAAGAAGCGCGGGTCCAATGTTGCGATTGACCGTGAGTTAGCGGGGAACATTGAAAATCCTAGCTTCGAAGTGATTAACTATGCTATTGACCAACAACGAGAACGTATTGGCCGTTATGACATGCTGGAACATTACTATGAGGGCAATCAGCACATCTTAAGCCGTAATCTTGAGATGGCGGCTAAGTTGGATCGTGCAGATGAAAAGGTCATGACGAACCACGCTAAATACATTACTGACATGATTACTGGCTTTACAACGGGTAATCCGGTATCCATTTCACCGGCGAATGGTAAGGATATTAAAGCCATTACGGACGCTCAAGACCAGATGGACATTGATTCACATAATACGGAGATGGAGAAAGATCTAAGTGTGTTTGGGTGTGCGTATGAGCTGCTTTACATCAAGAAGGTATCAGACGCAACTACCGAATTAGCCATTGAAAAGATTGACCCACGTGGCTGCGTGTTGGTAACGGATGACACGCTGGATAAAAATCCACTGTTTGGTATTTACTACGTGGAAAAGAAAGACCTACGTGGTAATGCTGATGGTTATCTAATCACTATCTATACGGCCCACTGGATTATTCAGTATCGAACCAAGACGGGACGAGTGTTATCAGATGCTAATTTAGTTAGCAAACCTAAGGCCGTTCAACACTATTTTAGTGGCGTCCCGCTGATTGGGTATCGTAATAACGAAGAACGCCAAGGTGATTTTGAGCAAACGATTAGCCTAATCAACGCCTATAACGAATTACAGTCAGACCGTATCACCGATAAAAAGAACTTCGTGGATGCCTTGCTGGTAGTCTATGGCTTTACGCTAGATGAGGGCGAGGACGGTGAAGGAGCTAACTTGAAGGATGGCATCTTAGAAGCGCCTGGTAAGGGCGACCAGGGTGCTAGTGTTGAATGGTTGACCAAGAGCTTTGACGAATCACAGCTACAAGTACTTGTTAAGTCGATTAAGGATGACATTCATCAAACGTCTTACGTCCCTAACATGAATGACGAAAACTTTGCTGGGACGATTAGCGGTGAAGCTATGAAATACAAGCTGTTCGGCTTACTCCAATTGTTAGCGACTAAGCAGCGATACTTAACGCGGGGTATTCGGCAGAGACTACGCTTAATGCAGAATATTATGACGTTTAAAGGCCAGTCGGTAGACGCTTCTGGGGCAACAATTAATATAGTTCCTGATATTCCTGTCAATATGGCAGATGTCATCAATAATATTAAGAATGCTGAGGGTGTTATTCCGCAATTAGTGTCCCTCGGGTGGCTGCCTGGGACCAATGACCCACAAGAGTTGATTAAGATGCTGGATCAGGAAAAGGAAAAAGCACTCAAGCTACAGCAGAAAGCTATGGGCGGCGAGCCTGCCACAGATAACGAGGAGGTAACTGCGGATGATTCTGGCAACGTTTCAATTAAACAAAAAGCAGGTAGTGAGTTATCAGATAACGGGCCACGCGAATAGTGCTATTAAGGGCCATGACCTAGTTTGTGCTGCTGTTTCGGTGCTTGGTCAAGCCATCACTAATGAGCTATCTAACGCCACTATTAAAGAAAATGGTGGCTTGTTTATTGGATTGATTGAGCCCAGTGCTGATAACAAAGTTCTGTGTGAGACCTTATTACACGGACTACAAGATATTTCAGCACAATATCCTCAGAATTTGCAAGTGGTGGTGAAGGGTAATTAACTCAGAATTGAATAAAATCATTAAAACGATTGGTGTATTTGTGATCGTGATAATTAAAATGCTTGGATTAGTTTCGCTTGGATGGAAGCCAATTACAGGCATTTTAATTTTGCTGTATTTGATTTTATAAGCTCGGAGGTGTAGGAGTGGCGGATGACAAACGCAAGTTAAGTTACTGGCAACTGCGAGCCGTTCAAAGTGAACAAGCAGCGCACGATGCAGCTAATAAGCAAGCGATTACCATCGCTAAAGCTTACACGATAGCTCAGAACTATTTAGACGGTGAAGTTACGAAGATTTATAAGCACTATTTTACTGACGGCACAACACAAGCGGAAGCTGAGCAAATCCTTAACACTAAGGTCAGTCCTACTGAACTAGTAACGTTGCGGGCGCTTGCTGATAATATTAGTGACAAGCAATCAAAGAAACAAGTTACTGACTACTTGTCACAGATGGCGGCTAAGGGAAGAATTACACGACTCGAAGAGCTTAAGGCTAAGAGCTATATTGCGGTAAAGCAAGCGACTTCTGTAGAAGTGGAGAAGTCGACTGACTTGTATACTAAGGTAATTCAAGATGCATTGGATCAAGCTGGTAACGAAGCGGTTATTGGCGGCTTTGATAGGGACGTTGTGTTACCAAGTACACCTAGCAAGCCACAGAATAGCACTAGAACTATTTATAATCCTGAAACGGGTAAGATAGTGGAAGTCCCAACTCAGTCAGACGAAAGCTTAGATCACTTTAAAGAGGTGTCTGGAAAATATGTTAAAGCTGCACTTGATACACCGTTTGAAGGCAAGAACTATTCTCAACGGATTTGGCATAATACTGATAAGTTAGCAGAGCGTCTGAGCGAGCTATTCACGGCACAACAAATGAGTGGCATGCGTGAGCGTGATATGAGACAAGCGCTAATGAAAGAGTTTGGTACCAACGCTTTTAATACACGTCGATTAATTCGGACGGAGGCCAACTACTTCCATAACAAAGTAAAGCTTGACGAGTGGAAACGACGAGGTGTTAAGCAATATCAATTGGTTGCGGTACTTGATATGCGTACGTCAACAATTTGTCGGGATATTGATGGTAATGTCTATGAAGTTGATCAGGCTAGCGTGGGCGTTAATTACCCACCGTTACATCCTAATTGCAGGACTGTAGCTATCCTCTATCGCGCTGACAGTAAGTACATGTTACCACGCACAGCTAACGATCCAGTTGATGGTAAGCTAATTAAATTAAAGCCTGATGCTATATATGCTGACTGGAAAAGAGCTTTAGTGATGAAGCATGGTGATTATGGGGTTAGTGTGTTTAATCAAAGAGCTACTAGTTATCATTCGGATAAAGATCTGTGAGGTTTTTAATTTGACCTGAGCATGTCATTAAACTACTCAAACTAAATAGCATGCGTGGGTCTGATAATGACGCCACGGTCAATTTAGCACAATGTGTGGGGCTCTTAGAGTAATGCACGGGGTGCTTTTTTTGTGGCCTGAGTTATCGGAAATGCGTGGGCGTGGAGGAATTTAATTATGAAAAAGCTACTCAAACTAAAGATGAATTTACAGATGTTTGCTGACGGTGATAATGGAACTGGCGGGGATGAAGGTGGCAATCAGACGGCTGATAGCACGCCTAACACAACCGACGCCAATCAAAATAGCAACAATGACGACTCTGACCAAGACAATCAGGCAGATACGCCGTTTAAATCGTTTGCTAGTGAAAAGGACTGGCAATCAAGTGTTGATAAGCTGATTGCTTCGGCAATTAAAACACATGATGAAAAACAGGCTAGTGAAGCTCAGCAGCAAAAAGATTACGACAAGATGACTGACCTGGAAAAGGCCAACTATGATAAAGACCAATTAACCAAGCAACTTGCTGAATCACAGCGCCATGGAACTATTGTTGAAAATAAAGCTAAAGTTACGGCCCGACTGGGTGCAGACGATTTGCCGACAGCGCTGATTGCGGCTTTTGGTGATGATGTTTTAGCAGATGATAAAGGCGTGGAAGCGGCTTACACTGCAATCAGTAAGTCATTTACAGAGAGCTTACAGCAAGCAATCGATAAGCGAATTGCAAGCAGTGGGACCACATTGCCGGGTGCTAATACATCCGCAAATAAATCTGAAGGCGCAACAGCAGCTGAAAAATTAAATAACTCGCAAAAGCCAGCAAAGTCCAGTTTATGGGCGACAAAATAGGGAGGTACTAGATTATGGCTTATGTATTTGATAAAGGAACAGTAGAACAAAAGAATTTCATGGCATCTGAAAAGTTCGTATCATTCTCACGGCAGGTTGATGACACCAGTTACGCGGTGAAGACGGATGCTTTTGGACATAAAGTTATTCCAGCCGGCACGATTTATCCAACTAATGACGCTAAGGCGGAAGGAATCACGATTAACGAAGTGGACGTTACACGTGGCCCTCAAATGGTTGGCGTGATTGTTGAAGGCTATTTATTTGGCCAACGCTTACCAGTGGCGCCAACAGCTGAGGCTATCACGGCATTAAAGAAGATTACTTTCACTGATACGGACGCCGCCGCCAAATCACAAGCCTAATTAAAGGAGGAGAAAACAAATGGCTCAAATTTCAGATTTATTCACGCAACATGATTTAATCGATTTTTCATTGAATCGGCAGTATCCAGCGATGCAAGGTGATGAACTATTCCCAGCAATCAAAGTCAACTCACTAACTGTTGATATCTTGAAACGTCAAAATCGAATTCCAGTGATTGCATCCTATGCGGCTTTTGATAGTGAAGCCGAAATTGGCAGTCGGTCTGCCTCGGGCGCTGCCATCGAACTGGCTTTGATTAAGCGCAAGATGCAGATTAAAGAAAAAGATTTGTATGCGATGCTCAATCCGCGGACGCCCGCAGAAGCTAGCTACTTGCAACAACATGTTTATAACGACTTTGATGTGCTCAATCAAGGCGTTTTAGCACGAATTGAAAAGACCGCTATGGACGTTTTAGCAACAGGTAAGACTATTTTGCCAGATGAAAGTGGTAAACTTGCTGTCCAACTTGATTATCAAGTTCCGACTGAACATCAGGAAGCTTTGACTGGAGCTGCTACATGGGATAACGGCGACGCGGATATCCTTGGTGATATTACGCGCTGGTGCGATAAGATGGATATTACACCAACCCGGGCGCTAACTAGTCGGAAGATTTATCGATTGATTACGACTAATACCAAAGTTCTACAAGCCGTGTATGGTAACTCTACTCGGGCACTTGGACAAGCCGACTTTGACACCTTCATGCAGGCACAAGGTTTACCAATTTTTCGGACTTATGATCAAAAATATACCCAAGTCGGAAAAGATGGCAAGATTACCAAGAGTCGTTACTTCCCAGAAAATCGACTTGTCTTAATGAACGATGACCCGATTGGTAATAAAGTGTTTGGACCAACTCCAGAAGAGTTAGCACAATTCAGTGGCCCAGCGCAAATTAACGCTGTGGGTAATGTTTACGATATGATTTATACCGAAACTAATGATCCAATTGGGACTTGGGAAAAAGCCTCAGCAGTTGCGCTTCCAGCGTTTGCCGCGGCGGATGAGGTATTTCAAGCTCAGGTTTTAGCCTAGAGGTGATTGATAATGAAGGTTCGCGTTAAAGATTACCCAATTCGGTATAAAGATACTCGGTATAAAAAAGGTGATGAGCTCAGCATTACGCAAGACGCGTTCAATGATGAGCTTTTTGTTTGTCTTGATAAGCAGAAGGACGAGAAAACTGCCGATAATGCTCAGTTAGAAACAGACGACGAAGAATAGAGGATGATCGTATGGCTAAACCAAGCCCACCAGATAAGGCGGGACAATTGACAAGACTATATACGCGATTAGGTGTTGAGAAAGACACGCCGGATGCTGCGGTGGTTGATGACATCTTTGATGACGCTGTTCAAACGTGCTTGGATTATACCCGGTCTTCACTCTCGACACCGATTCTAATTCAGGCAAAACGGCTTGCCATTATCATGTACAACGAGCAAGGAACAGAAGGCGAAGCATCGAGGTCAGAAGGCGGCATTTCTCAATCGTTTGAACTGGGACTACCTAACATAATTAAAACCGCGCTAGCACCTTACCGAGTCGCGAAAACGAGGCGATTCTAATGCGCCTTAGACCAACAGACCTGACAACTGTTTATTTACGACAACAACAATCAGGTCACGATGATGAAGGTAATGTCATTACGGCGGGATGGAGCAATCCAATTGCAGTGAGGATGAACATTCAAGCTGCTGGCGGTTCAGTGAATGCGCAAATCTGGGGCAAAGACCTTAAGTACATTAAATCTGGTAAGTATCAAGGTAATCAGATCAATGAAGGTCAACAAGAAAATTGGGGTGTTTGTGTCAATGTTACTAAAGATAGCGAGCCAGATTACGTTATCAATTCGATACAAACATTCAGCACCCATAAAAATATCACTTTAGAGCAACGTAAACGAGGCGAATAGGATGGCTAAAGTTGAATGGCGTGGCAGTGATAAGCTGAAAGCTCAGCTCAAAAAAATGCCCAGTGTGGTTCACGATGCCATCTGGGATGCTACTTTTGATGTTGTTGAGAAAGCAGAGGGCTATGCAGTCAAAGAACTTCAATCCAGCGTTAAGTATGGAAATGGTGAGTTAGCTCGAAGTATTAAATATGAGGTTGTCGATAGTGATGGCAAGATTGTCGGTCGTGTCTGGTCCGATGACCCAGTAGCTCTATTTCGTGAGCTCGGTACTGGACGAGTGGGTGAGGAGTCGCAAAAAGATTTACCCGATGGATTTACACCAGTGTACAGGCAAACGCCTTGGTTCATTCCTGCTGATGACGTTGATACTGACCTGAGTGAACTGTATGGTATGCCTAAAATCGAAATCGACGGACACACATTCTATCGGACAAGCGGTCAACCCGCCCGCCAGTTTTTAACCCCCGCCGTCAAACAAGCCAGTCGTGAGGCACCAGAGATGATTAAGCAGAGTGTGGAGGCCGCACTCCATAACAAATTAGGGGGTAGTTGATGGTAATTATTAATGTGAAGTCAGTAGTGTATCAAGCACTAACGGCTATACCGGAAATTAAACAGGTCTCAACCACGTACCCAGATAATTTAACGGTGTTCCCAATCGCTGTATACAACACGGCACATAAAGCCTATTTTCGTGATGCTAATCAGCAAGAGTTGCAAACGGAATGGACGATCACAATTGACCTCTTCTTAAAAGAAGGTAGCACAACGGCAATCACGAATAAGCTCATGTCATCATTTGGTGATATGGGCTTTTCAAGCGATGTTGGTGATAGCAATTTAGCGGGTGTGAATCGCACTGTATTACGATTTACTGGTGTTGTTGATAACACTAGTCACCGCGTATTTGAAAGTTGAAAGGATGATTGAAATTGAAAAAGAATTTAACAGTATTTGATTTACAACGATTTGCTGCAGACGCTAGTGCCGGGCTTGCCGGAACAGGGACCAAGCTTGAAATGTCAGTGGATGGCACTAAGTTTGATGAAATTGGCGGTATTAAGACCGTTCCTGACATGGGTTCAGACCCAGAAAATATTGATGTGACTGATTTATCAGATACGAAAAAGAAGTCAGTTCCTGGGATTGAAAATACATCAACGTTAGCTTTTACCTTTGTGTACAAGGGCAGCAACTTTGCAACGGCTTTAACGCACAATGGTGACAATAAGCAATATAAATGGAAGGTCACTTATCCTGATGGGATGACAGCTTCTTTCACTGGCTCATATACCGTCAAAATGGGTAACGTTGCTGTCAACGGAGCACTTGAATACACGATTTCGATTATCGTATCGGACGGACCGGACTTTGCAACGGCCAGTAGTAGCGCCGGAGCTTAGAACCGTCACATTTTATCCAGATAATAATTAACTTGAGTAAGAGACGAGTAGGCCAGCAGGCTGATATGAGACGAATAATAAAAATGGAGGAACTACGTTATGACAGTAAAGAAAGCAACTAAGAAGTTTGAAATGGGTGGATTACAACTTGAATTAAAGTTAACAGGCCGTGATATTTTGAATATTGAAAAACGCTTGGGTAAATCTATGATGTCGCTCTTTATGAGTGCGGATGGCGGAATGAAATTGCCACCATTGAATGAAATGCTTATCGTATTGCAAGGTGCGAACCAAACTCACGGCGTTACTGATAACGACATTTTTGCTGCCTTTGAAAAATATTTTGATGAAGGTCATGCCCCAATGGATTTATTTACAGTGCTAACAGACTTATTCCAGGAATCTGGTTTTTTCGGCAAGACAGCTTCGGCTTCGAAGACGAATACGGAATCGGAAGTCACTCTGGACAACGAACCAACGACCGAGACGACACTTTAAGCAATAATTACCAGACTGTTTCTGAGTTGCTAAGTGCTATTTACCCATTGGCCGTGCAATCTGGGATTGATTCTGACCACTTTTGGGAACTTGATTTTGGTGAACTCATGGTTCAAGTAATCGCAAATAATCGTAACCGTATAGATGATATGCGAATGAGAGCGGTAATGGATCACAAGCAAGCTGAGATGATGGCATTTGCTTTGAACGACCCTAGCAAAATGCCATCGGTTGAAGAGGCTTATCCATTTATCAAAACAGCGACTAGTACATCGTCGGATTCTGTTCCTGAATGGAAACGGGACCAGTTGCTTCTAATGCAGCAATCGCAAAAGATTAAGACAGCCCGAAAATTCAAAAAAACTACATAGGAAGGGGGAAACAACGTGGAACTTGAAGAAATTGAACTGCTATTCAAAGTGAACACTGAACAAATGGAACAACAATTTGCCAAGGTTCAACCGATGATTGATAAATTGATGGGGAAGACCGCTGATAGTGCGAAGTCCGGTATGGACAAGACCGAGCAGTCGATGGATGTTTCTAAAGGTGTTCAAAAGTTGCAAGACCAGTTGTCCGGTTTGAACGAGACTATCAAAACTGCATTCGAACGAATGAGTAGCTCGACATCTACCGGGGCTAGCAAGGTCAACCAGAATGCTGGCAAGATGTTTACCGGTAGCCGGGTTAAGGTAAAACAGGACTTACAGGCCATGCTGAGTGATATCAATGCAAAGATGGATCAGGCCCGAGCTGCTCAAGCCAAGATGCGTGACTTAATGAATCAAAAAACGTCCTTGAATACCGCTCAACAGAATGGGACGCAAGGAATTAAAATTGATAATCAGGTTGCGTCCGCTCAAGCTCAGATGACGCGTTATCAAAACCAAGCTAAAGCCCTAGCCCAATCAATGCGACAAGAATTTAAAGCGGTGCCGGACTCACTGCGGCAGATTTCTAAAGCTATGGATCAAAACGAAGTTAAAATTGAAACCTATCGGCGTCAGTTGAAGGCGTTGCAGGGCTCCTATCGTGATGTTCAGGATTCTATGAAGACGATGGGTGCCAGCGACCGGCTGACCAAGCAAAGCACGGCACTTGAAAAGAGCATCATGAGCACACGCGATAAGATGAACAAGCTCATTAATTCCAATGATAGTCTGAACAAGAGCTATGCTTATGTTTCTGATCGTGGTGACGAACTTAAATCTGTAATTGGTAAGCTCAATACTGAGATGGGTGAATCCGGGACGGCTGCTACACGAGCGGCAGGTTCGTATAATCGTTTCGGCAGTGCGGCAAGTAGCGCAATGAATAAAGCATCAGGTTCCGGTAAGGGGCCTTCTAATTGGTTCAGTCGCATTAGCAACGGTATTCAAGGTGCAACAAGCCGGATACGCAATTTTGGAAATAGTAGTAGTTCTTCAATGAACAAAGCCTCTTCTAGTGCTAGACGGACCAGCGGGGCCCTGGGCGGCATTGCCCAGCAGTTGAAGTACCTCCCATCACAATTAATCGTATTTGGGTTGCTGTACCAAGGCTTGACGCAACTTGCTACTGGGATGATGACAGCATTTAAGACGAACGCGCAGTTTGCAAGTAGTCTGAATCAAATCAAGGTCAATTTACTGACAGCATTCTATCCGATTTACAACTTTGTACTTCCGGCTGTCAATGCATTAATGTCGTCATTATCTAAAGCGACATCATGGTTGGCACAGTTCACATCAGCACTAACGGGTATGAGCTATTCCAAGGCGCGGCAAGGTGCTCAGGGACTTTATGAGCAATCTAAGGCACTAAATGACACGGCTGCCGCTTCTAGCAAAGCTTCTGCTTCTGTTAAGAAGGCAAACGAAGAGATTCGAAAGCAAAATGCGGCTCAGGCTAAATCAGTTCGTGAAGCAAATGCTCAAATTCGGGCGCAAAATCAGGCTCAAGCAGCCTCAGTTCGTGAGGCTAATCGACAAATTGCGGAGTCGAACAAACAAGGTGCTGCCAAAGTTCGTGCTGCTAACGCGGCAATTGAAGCCGCCAATAAACGTTCTCAGGCTTCCATGGAAGCAACCAAGAAAAAGAACAAAGAACTCATGCAGTCTTTAATGGGCTTTGATGAACTGAATGTTCTTGATAAGAGCAATGATGATGAAGACTACTCTTATGATAAAAAGCCAAAGGAGACTTTTACTCCGCAGGAAACACAAACGGCACCAGATTCAACGCCAACACAAAACGCACCGGAAAGTACGCCACTGCAATCGATGGATGGTACTGATGCTGGAGCTGGTGATGATGGTGTCAATTTCGGCGTACCATTAGGTCAGCCATTCAACAGCGCAACTGATGCAGCTAAAAAACTGCAAAAAATTTTAGGTGAGCTGTTCGACCCAATGAAGGCAGCTTGGGACGCCAAGGGTAAATCAGTAGTGGATGCTGCTAAGTACGCTTGGAAAGAGGTTGAACGAGCGCTCAGCGATGTTGGACGATCGTTTATGCATGTATGGGACAACGGCACTGGTCAGAAGACAGTAGAAGCTATCTTACAGCTGTTAGCAGACATGCTTAACATTATTGGTGATATTGCCAAAGCGTTCTCACAAGCATGGGAAGGTGGTGGCGGTCGTGGTACTAAGCTAGTCCAAACTATTTTCAATTCGCTGAATAATGTATTGAAACTGATCCACGACATTGCGAATTCTTTCCGGAACGCGTGGAATGGCGGCAATTTAGGCGAACGTATTTTTGCGAACCTGATTAAATTAGCTACTAATGTTGCACGAATTATTGGTGATATTGCTAAAGCGTTCGACAATGCGTGGACCCATGGTAATACCGGTACTAAGCTCATTCAGTCGATTTTAAATATGCTGAATGAGGTCATCAAAGTATTGAATAACATTGCGGTAGCATTTCGTAATGCTTGGAATAGTGGTGCGGGTGAGAAAATTGCATCAAATCTCTACAAGATATTCACAAACATCTTTAATACTGTTAGTGCACTTGGCGGCCAATTTGACAAGGCTTGGCAACATGGTGGCGTTGGTACATCTATTTTTAAAACGCTGCTCGGTATGGTTAATGACATGTTGGGTGCGTTAAACGACATGACAGGAGCAACCATTAAGTGGGCTTCTAAGCTTAATTTCACACCCTTACTACAATCGATTGATGGATTGCTAAAAGCGATTAGACCAGTAGTCAAAGATGTATGGGACGGCCTGGATTGGGGATATCAAAATATCCTGTTACCATTGGCCAAATACACGATTACTAATTTAATCCCAACGTTCTTCGATGCATTAGCTGCGGCGCTTAAGTTGTTTCACAGCATTATTCAAGCTTCACAGCCAGCCTTTAAATGGATATGGGATTCGTTCCTTAAGCCATTAGCAAAGTGGACTGGTGGAGTTATCGTTGGCATGCTTAAGAAGTTAGCAGATGCATTAGGTGGGATTTCCAGTTGGGTAGATAAACACCATACGGCCGTTGAAGCAATGGCGAAAGTCTTAGTAACTATGTTTGCATTCAAAGTAACAATGACAGGATTAAGCAATGGAATAGGACTACTGGGGAATTTAGCTGATAAAGCGGTTATTATCGGTGGTAAAGGGCATGTTCTCAGAGACTTTTTCAAGGGTATTACTGGAATTGATAAGTTAGAAGAAGCCGTTGGCAGTGTGAAGACATTATGGTCGCTTGCAAAAATGAAGTGGTCAGATTATGCTGCTGCATTAGCAGATGGTTGGAAGGCGCTCAAGAGTTGGTCTGTGTGGTCTAAACTGGCTGCTGTTGGTCAAGCTGCATTGAATGCAGTTATGGACGCGAATCCAGTAGCATTAGTGGTATTGGCTATCGCGGCATTAGTTGCTGGATTCGTCGCGCTATACAAACATAATAAGAAATTTAGAGATTTTTGTAATTCTGTGTGGAAGAATATAACCAAATGGTTTGGAGATTCAATCGATTGGATCTCTAAAAATTGGACTAAAATAATTGGTTTTATTATTAATCCGGTTGGCACGATTGCTTCCTGGTTCCTTAAAGATACAAAAACAGGTAAGAATATTCTTAAATGGGCATCGAAATTACCGGGTAAAGCCTCCGATTGGGCTAAGAGTGTTGGTAAAAAGGTTGGGACCCATATAACTAATGCTAAGAAGGATTTCCAACAAGCAGGAAAGAATATTGGTAATTGGACTACTGGGTTTGTTGGCGGTGCTAAAAGAACTGTTAACACTTGGGCATCGAATATTGGCAACGGTGTTCATAAGAAAGTTTCTGATGGTAAAAAGGCCGCTCAAGAAGCGGGTAAAAAGATTGGTAACTGGACGTCTGAGTTTACGAGCAAATCTAAAGGTGCAATCGTCGGTATTCGAAAATGGGCATCAAATATCGGTAGTAATGTTAATACTAAAGTCGAAGATGGCAAACGATTAGCCAAGAATGCGGGTAGTAAGTTAGGTTCATGGGTTAATAACTTTAGAACTGGCGCAAGTAAGACTGTCTCTAGTTGGGCTGGAAGTTTAGGCTCGAAGACTAATTCTGGAATGGGGAGTTCTAGAACAGCTGCGTTAAGAGCCGGTACTCAGTTAGGTAATTGGGTTGCTTCGTTTAGAACTGGCACGGGTAAAACAATTGCAAAATGGGCCGGTGGTTTAGGCGGTAAAATTGGTGGCGGTCTTTCATCTGGTTGGAAGTCTGTAAAAAAGGGTTCTGCGGATGTTGCTAATGCAATTATTGGTACGATTGGAAAAGCCGTTAATGGCGTTATCGATGGCATTAAATGGATTCTCAATCACGTAGGCGCCTCCAGCAAAGCAAAGTCATTGAGCCACTGGAGTGTTCCGTCATTTGCAACTGGTGGTCGCCATAAAGGTGGTCCAGCAATCGTTAATGATCAGGTTGGTGATAAGTATCGTGAAGCATACAAGTTACCAAATGGACGAACAGGTCTTTTCCCAGCAGTTCGCAATATGATGGTCAATCTTCCGAGAGGTACTCAAATTCTCAATGCGGCACAAACGGCTCGTAAAGCAACAGCAATGGTGCCACACTATGCCGATGGTATTGGAGACTTTGATTTTGACTTTTCAAGTATTGGTAACTTCAATTTGCCAAGTTTCAACTTTAGCATGCCGAATTTTGGTGATTTGTTCAGTGGTATAGAGGACAGTGTAGGCAGTTTTGCCGATGGTGTGAAAGATACGGCAAGTGATATTTGGGACGATGTCACGCACCCTGAAAAAGTATTGAAAGCTGCTATGAACAAGTTTGTTAAATTTACCGGCTTAGGTGGCTATCCGCTAGATGTTGCTAAAAGTATGGTGGATTTTAGTGTTGATAGCGCTAAAAGTTGGGTCGGTAAGATCCTCAAAGAATACGGCGAGAGCGAAGGACCAAATGGTGGATCAATCACTCATTCAATGATTAGTCGCGCACTAGAGATGACCAAAGTTCCTAAATCGCGGTGGTCAAAGATGCAACACGATATCATTGAAGTAGCTAAGTCAGAAACTGGGAATCGAAATATTATGCAGACAATTACTGATGTGAACTCGCTAGCTGGTAATCCTGCAGGTGGACCACTACAGTATGTCAAGTCAACCTTTGATGCATTTGCTTTTCCTGGACATCATAATTTCAGATCATCATTTGACCAAGTATTGGCTTATCTGAATAACTCAGACTATTACAATGCTGCTGGTCATACAGTCATTTGGGGCACGCCTAAATTTGATTGGTTGCACAGTGGACCGATTGGGCACCGCCGTTTTGCTAACGGCGGTCTTGTTGATACTCATCAAATGATCGAAGTGGCTGAACAGAATAAGCCGGAAATGGTTTTACCTTTAACTAACATTCCACGGTCAATGCAATTGATTAAGCAGGCACTAAGCTTCATGGGACAAACGTTCAGTGATGGCTTACAAATGCCCGCAGCTTTAACTCAGTCGATGGATATGAGCAGTCTGGCTAGTCAGCCAAGTAGTACAAATACACAGAGTATGAATAGTGGTGGCATTAACGAGCTTGGAACAAGCATCGTTAACGCGATTGTACAGGGCTTACAAATGACAAACGTTGGCGGCAGCATGAACAATCAACCGATCAATGTGAACTTGACGTTGCAAGTTGGTGATGAGAAGTTCGGTAATGCTGCTATTAAAGGCATTAACGCGGTAAATCAGAAAAATGGTAAAAACATGTTGAGACTATAGGAGATGATTACGATTGACATATTCACTGAAGATTGGTGGGACAGTGGTTAAAGCACCACAGTCCCTAGAAGTTGCAATCCAAGATATTGATGCAAAAGCATCACGTGACGCGAATGGGCTTTTGCATCGAGACCGTGTCGCAATCAAACGCAAGCTAACGGTAAAATGGGGGCCGCTAACACTGGCCGAGAATAGCACAATACTAAAAGCTGTCTCTGGACAGTTTTTTTCTTGCAGTTATTTAGACCCACAAGAAGGTGCAGTAGTGACCAAAACATTTTATGTTGGTGATCGGACTGCACCGATTTATACACTTAATCCAGTGACATCAGATTATATTTGGCAGAATGTTTCAATGGATTTCATTGAACAGTAGGCGGGTGAAAATTAATGATTAAGCAATCTGATTTAGCTCTCGCTGCATGGAAGGCAACTGAACGGACGTTGGATGCAGTTGTCACAATTAACAAGATTGACTATAAAACGACAGATATTGCATCCATTTCATATGACGCAGGTGGCTATACTGGAGATACGTTTGGTATTGGCTCGAATTATGAAAACAGTGTGACAATTAAGTTTTCGCACTTAATTGAAGGACTTAAACCCGGCATGACGGTATGGCCTAAGATTGGTATAAAAACATCTAATGGCTATGAGTATAGCTCGCTTGGTCTTTTTATCGTATCAGATGACATTCAAATGGACCGAAACAACGATGAGACAACAATTAAGGCATATGACCAGATGTGTCTATTGGAGGGTACCTACACTTCTAAGTTAACTTACCCTGCGAAAATGACCAGTGTGATTGCAGAAATTGCAAATTTGGCTGGCGTGTTACTCAATACAACTGACATTAGTCGTTTGCCTGTACAAGTTAACTTACCGAGTGCTATTACCGGTCAAACGTATCGAAATGCAATTGGCATGATTGCTCAATTTTATGCTGGATTTGCAACGTTTGATAGGGACGGCAAATTAACAATTCGCACGATTACAGAGCCAGATTATACATTAGACCCGAGCCAATATGAACAAGGTGGCTTAACAAAAAATGAAGCACCATACAAAATTGGCGGTATTCAGTGTGAGGTCACAACGACTACTACGGATTCAACAGGTCAGAGTACCGAAACTACAAACACGCTTCAAGTAGGGGCAACGTCAGGATCACAGATTAAACTCACCAACAATTTGATGACAATGGATCGTTTAGCATCAATATGGCAACAGTTACAAAGCTTGACCTTCTACCCTTTCAGTTTGAATTGGTTTGGCAATCCTGCAATAGAAGCTGGCGATTGGCTAACACTACAGGATACTAAAAGCAACAAGTTCAACGTGCCTAATAATGGTTATACTATGACGTTTGATGGCAGTTTGTCTGCTGTTTCTAAAGCAGATCAGGCCTCAACTTCTAGTAGTAGCTATGCTTGGCGAGGCGAGCTATCACAATATGTTGCTGACTTAGGTGGACGGCAAGGTGCTTCGGGTAACTATATCTATGGTACAGATACAACTGAACCGCCATACGGAGCTAAATTTAACGATATCTGGTACAAGCAGAACGGTAATAAAATTGAATTGTGGACTTACGAGCGTCAGGCAGATGGAACTGGTAAATGGGTACTTACTGTGTCGGACTCTACTGGGGAAGAAGTGAAAGCAAAAGTTGACCAAGTGGAACTGGAAGCTAAGGCTAGTACAGATGCAGCTAAAGCGGCCAGTGATAAGGCTGACCAGCTTTCGGCCAAGTACGATGATACAAATGCACTAGCTAATCAAGCACTGGGTCAAGCAGTAAGTGCTCAAGGTGACGCTAGTTCTGCAGTTGCCGCAGCAAACTCTACAGCTTCGGAGTTCGGTCCAGTTAAGCAAAGTGCTGATAGTGCTTTAGCTAGTGCCCTGAATGCTCAAAATGCCGCTAGTGATGCAGTTGCCAAAGCTAATTCTACAGCTTCTGGATTTGGCAAAGTCGAAGAAAGTGCTAGTAATGCTTTATCCAGTGCACTGAATGCTCAAAGTAATGCTAGTGCTGCGGTTTCCCAAGCGTTATCTGCTGCAGCTGATTCTAAAGATGCGAAGCAAATTGCTGGTGCAGTTAGCCAGAGTTATAAGACACTAACAGACGGTTCAACTATGACCCTCGCTGAGTTAGAGAGTGGCCTAGCTGTCAAACTGACTAAGACTGATTTGGATGGTTATGCTACTCAGACCTGGACTCAAAATCAGGTTAAGATGACTGCTGATGGAATTAACGGAACTATGTCCAGTATCAAGGGTACTGTTGACAGTCATACAACCAGTATTAATGACTTAAAAGCTGACTCTAGCTCATTTAAGAGCCAGTTCACAACTGTTAACAATACTCTAGGTAAGCAGACAACGGATATCGGAAGTTTGCAAGCGTCATCCAAAGAATTGACTACTGGGTTTAACACGTTAACGACTGATAATAAAACTAATAAGAACGATATTAGTCAACTTAAGCAGACTTCTACCGAAGTAAGTAGCACTTTAGAAACTGTTCAGACACAGGTGCAAAATAGCGCAGTGGGTACTAACTTAATCGTCCTATCAGGATTAGAATACGGTTATCTTGATAGGAGTACTGGTGGTATTAACGGCGGTGGTGGTGATTTTCATTCAGACAATTATATAGCTACTAATGGAGCAACTGTATTTACATTCAGTTCGCCAGATTATGTATTCAAAGGATCTGGCAATCACACTCTGGCAATGTACGATAGTGACAAAAATTATCTGGGTTATCAACTTATAACTTCGTCAACACAAACATTAAGTAATCCTAATGCTACGTATATTAGATTTTCTATGAATTTTACGGACGAAGGCGGCACTTCTGGCAATTTATCTGATTGGTTAGGTACTCATAGATACAAGCTAGAGAAAGGATCAGTAGCTACTGATTATTCAGTCAATCCGGCTGAAACTGCTACAGTTACTGCTATGTCCAAACTTTCTCAAACCGTTGACGGCATCCAAACTGAAATGTCCAAGAAAATAGAGCAGAAAGACCTCAATGGCTATGCTACAGAGACCTGGGCACAGAATCAGATTAATATTAGCGCTGATGGACTTAATGGTACTATATCCAGTGTTAAGAGTACTGTCGACGGGCATACAACAAGCATCAATGATTTGAAAGCTGACTCGAGTGGCTTCAAAGCACAATTTCAGACTGTCAATGACACACTCGGCAAACAAACAACCGATATTGGAAGTTTGCAAACATCATCTAAAGAACTAACCAGTGGGTTTAATACGTTAACAAGTGACAATAAAACTAATAAGAATGATATTAGTCAACTTAAACAGACTTCCACCGAACTTAGTAGCACCATGGAGACTGTTCAAACACAGGTTCAAAATAGTGCAGTTGGTACTAACTTAATCATCATATCTGACTTAAAATATGGTTGTATTTATCCAGATGGCAGTTTAGGCAGCAATACCATTGATTTTCATTCAGATAATTATATAGCTACTAATGGAGCAACTGTATTTACGTTCAGTTCACCAGACTATGTATTCAAAGGCGATGGTGGTAATGATCGTATTGCAATGTATGATAGTGATAAAAATTATCTGGGTTATCAACCTTTAAATTCACCAACCCAAACATTAAGCAAATCCAATGTTGCATATATTAGATTCTCTATTAATTCTCAGCTCGAAGGTAACGCTGCTGCCAATTCATCTGATTGGTTAGCTAATCATAGATACAAGCTGGAAAAAGGCTCCGTAGCTACTGATTGGTGCCCTAATCCGGCAGATAATGCAACAGTTACTGCATTCTCCCAGCTTTCTCAAACTGTTGATGGTATGAAGACTGATATTTCAAAGAAAATTGAGCAGAAAGACCTCAATGGGTATGCAACTCAAACATGGGCGCAAAATCAGATTAATACTACCGCTGACGGAATCAACGGCACCATATCCAGTATTAAGGGTACTGTTGATAGTCATACAACCAGTATTAATACCTTGCAAACTGATTCGAATGGGTTTAAAACTCAATTTGATACTGTCACTAAAACGTTGGAAAAGCAGTCTACTGACATTGGTACTCTGCAAACAAGTAGCAAGTCTTTGAGTGCTAACTTTGATTCACTAAGTTCTGACAACAAAACAAACCAGCATGATATTGGTCAATTGCAAGTGAGTGCTAAAGAATTTAATAGCACTTTATTGACAGTTAAAACACAGGTACAAACTAGTGCTGTCGGGACTAACCTGCTAACGGGAACAGCAAAAATTGAGTTCCAAGTCCTTGGTAACAATGGTGGAACGCAGACCATACAGAAATATGATGATGCAACTAACTATATTCAACATACTTCTGATACACCGATTAATTCTATGGGGCCTTGGTGGTCATGGGCACCAGAGGTCGGAGAAGTATATACATTATCTGCTGATGTATGCGGTAATGGGTATATTGAAGGAGGTCTGTTCCGTTACGAAGGTGGAGATAATGGTAGTTTAGGCATAGTTAATTTAACTGACAACTGGCAAAGGGTCTCAAACACTTTCCGTGTTAATGCGATTACAGGTAACTGGATTATTTATTCCAATAACTCAACTTTACTAAAGATTAAACACATCAAAATAGAAAAAGGCAGTCTAGCTACTGATTGGTGCGCTAACCCTGCAGATAACGCAACGGTCTCAGCTGTTTCGAGTATTTCTCAAACGATTGATAGTATCCAAACAACTGTTAGTGGAAAAGTTGATAACGAAACTTATCGATCCAAAGTAGATCAGTTAAGTAACCAGATCACATCAGTTGTAGGAAAAGTTGATACCTTTGGAATAAGAAATTTTGTAACTAATTCGCAGTTCCAATACGACTATCTGGACGGAGCATCTTGGACTGGCGGGACAACTGATACTTGGTACAAGGATGATTTTGCTTGGTCTAGGGTTAATGGGTATCAAGGTATTTGCATTAATCAACCAATAGGCACTGATAGTTGGCCTAGTTTGGATTCAAGAAAAATCGTTATTGGACAAGATATCTCAACCCCTTGGTCAGCTAGTGCTTATGTAAATGTTGATACTGTTGGTGTCAATGCGATATTTGGTATTGGATTTTTCGATACTAAAGGTGTTCGTATTGGGTTCAAGGAATCGTATAAAACCAGCCATGGACTGGAATTAATGAAAGTTGAAAATGCGGTTCCTCCGGCTGGGACTGAAACTGTTGATATTTACTTTATCGCTCATGGTGGTGGCCATGTTGCTATGATATGCCCAATGCTCAACCAAGGAACCACCGCTGCGGCCTATGTTCCGGATAATGCAAGCTGGTCTGAATTTCAACAAACGGCGTCTGATATTAATCTTAAAGTTTCCAAAAATGGCGTTATTAACGCAGTCAACGTTTCTACTGAAGGAATCCAAATATACGGTGATAAACTGCATATTACGGCTACTACCTATATTGACGATGCGATTATTAAAGACGCCATGATAGAAAGCATCAATGCTGAAAAAATTAAAGTTGGTACGCTAGATGCTACTAAAGTTAATATAATTAAGTTGAATGCAAACAATATCACAACTGGTACGATTAACGGTAGTAACTTATCAATTAATCTGAATACCGGTAATGTCGAGTTCCAGGCGGGACGTATCCATTCATCTGATAACACAATTGATATTAACATTAATTCGGGGTATATGTCAGTAGCGAACGGCAGTAATCGTGTAATGTTAAAAGATGGTGAAATGCAATTTGTAGAACCTGGAACTTATGACACATCTAGTAACCCATATCTACGTATCTCAAATACGTTTGGAGGGCAATCAACTGAAGGTGCTGCTTTTATTGGTCGTAAGTACGCAGTCTTGGCAAATTCAGATAATTTAACTGGAAGTGGAATATTTGACATAACAATGGGAACAGAAACATTTAGTGGTTTTGCAACTGGATATGGTTCTGGATTCTTGAATAAAGGGTGGCACATGACCAAAATCGGTGGGGCCGATCGTGGTGTTGTTATATCTGGAGGCAAAGCCACGTCATACCGTCAATACTGGTCTGCCAGTCCTTCAATTATGGTTGGCGCTACACAGACTAGTACTAATTCGGGGGGTATGTATGGGTCAAACATTATTATGGATTGCAACTATTTGTACAACTTTAGCACATGGGTGCGAACCAGCAGTCATGCGGCTAACGTTTATGTTGCTGATGATGGTGCCATTGTTAGAGCTAGTTCAGCTTCTAAGTATAAAACAAATATCGAACGATCATTCGATACTGGGATGGGCGAACGCATCTTAGAAATTCCAACGGCACATTGGTTTGACAAAGCAGAAGTTCGTAAAAAAACATTAGACCCTCAAGCTCCAGATCCTCGCCGCTATTTCGGTATGATTGCTGATGATTTAGACGATGCTGGATTAACTGAATTAGTAGAATACGATGAAAAAGGCGAAGTAGAAGGGATCATGTATGACCGTGTTGCATTGACTATTATCCCAATCGTTCGTAACTATCGGGACCGTATTACCAAATTAGAATCAGAAGTTAAACAATTGAAAGAAGGATAATTATGTCAAAAACATCAGTACAATTAGGATTCAAGAATGGTGAATTAGTAAACGTTTATCAAGCACTTCAGGGATACAAGCTCAAGGGGCGAGCATCATTGGGCCGAACATGGCTCGGAAAGCGTCTTGCTGATGCAAACAAACAGTTTAACGAAGATCGTACTGCCACACAGAAAGTCTATTTCAAAACTGATGATGATGGGGAATTTGTATACCAAGCGGATAAGAAAACATTAATTTTAAAAGATGACTACACAATGGACGAAGCACAGTCAAACTTTGATCAATTAATCAATGAAGTGATTAATATTGACGTGAGCCAGTATTCTGAACGAATGAAAGCTCTCTATCAATCACTTGCAGACTATCCATATGAATTAGATGGTCAGACTGCTGAAGTGTACGCCGTTTTATTCGATGAATTAGAAAAAGCATTTGGAAAAGGGGAACAACAATGAACTTATTAAACACTAGCATCTCTTATAATATTGATGGAACTGGTAATACGAGTTCTGTAATTGCAGGTCTTCGTGGCGAAGTAGAAGGTCGAGTAACTATTACGGCAAATGTCACTATTTATCCGACAGACTTAGCTAAAGATGAAACTTTCGATGATCTAACAAAAAAAGAATTATCCAAACGTGCGGTGGATAAGATTCCATCAGTAATTGACTCTCTAATTGCAGTTAATGGTGGGTGGAGTTTTACTGCTGGCAAGATTTCATCGGTATCCACTCAATTTAATCAGTCTGAAACTGGCACCTATGTGAATGCGAATGTTACTGCCACTGAATCAGATTTTTCAGATAAGAAGTTAGACGATGTTACGATGTCGGAGGCGCAGAGTGTGCTGCAATCCATTCTTAAGAATGAATTGCCAACATCATAAGTATTAAGTGAAAGATTAACTTTGAAGAGATGGTGAATTGAAAATTAATAAGTTAAAACGACTAGGCCAGTGTATTTTAGGACGCTTTTGACCGTTTAATCAGGAATGACAAATAGGAGGTAGACAATTGAATAAGCACAAGTTAAAGGCACTCATCTTAACGGTGGGCGCCATTTTTATGGCCTTTTTAATGGTCAATGTTACCAGTCAGGCTGCTCGCATGGACATGGTCGATGTGTCGAATAACAACGGCTACATGAGCACCGCTGAGTACACATCCATGCGTAATGAGTTCGGTGTTAAGGCCCTTACCGTCAAAATTAGTGAGGGAACAACCTTCAAAGACGGCTATGCTGCTAGCAATATTGCTAATGGTCAAGCAGCTGGCTTATACGTCAACGGCTATCATTTTGCCCATTATAAAACTAAGGCCCAAGCGATTGCCGAAGCTGATTATGCTGGTCAGGCAGCCAAAGCGGCCGGACTGCCGGTGGGCGCGGTACTAGCGACTGACGTCGAAGCTAAGGAACAAGGAATCTTGTCACAAGCAACCAATGACCGCAACAATGCCGCCTTCATGAAAGAGATTCAGAAGTTTGGTTATCGGGCCGACATTTACACGTCTGGATCATGGGCTAACAACAAGATGACCATCAAGGGAAAAACCGGCTGGATTGCTGCTTACCCGTATGTGGTTAGCGGTAAGAACTGGTATTCAACTAACCACGCATGGCAGTGGTCACCAACGGCTAAGTTCCGTATCAGCTATGGTGGCTTCGATGTTAGCCAATTAAATAGCAACTACTACACTGCTGGTCAAAAATCAACAGTCAAGCCGACTAATAAAGGTGCAGTTAAGGCCAACAACCGAAAAGCCAACAAAAACATTTCCAAGCCAGCTGCCTCAGCCAAGTGGGTCAAGGAAGCGAAGGCCTACACACTCAAGACTGCGGTTAAGCTGCGCACAGGTGCGTCAACGTCATCAAACGCGATCACTATTTTGCCAGCTGGAACCACGGTCAAGACTGATCAAGCCATTATTCGGGGCGGGTATCGCTGGGTACGCCAACCACGTTTTAATGGTTATGGCTATCTAGTAACTGGCCCGGCAAGTAATACGCTGGAATATGTAAAGAGTGGTGCAACTCACACGTATTACACAGTCAAGTCTGGCGACAGCTGGTGGGCAATCGCACAACGCAACGGCCTGAGCATGACTACACTAGCTAGTCAGAACGGCAAGACGATTTACACCACTATCTATCCTGGCCAGCGATTGGTGGTGCGGTAATTGCATACACTATTAGGATTAGGTTGGGATGAATGGGGATCCATTGTTGCCATTGTCACTAGTATTTGTGTATTAGCTAATTGGATTCTCAATAAGACGGTCCGTATCCCGCTTAACGATTTAGGCAAGCGGCTTAGCCGTTTTACCGATGAAAGTTTAAAAGTGAGACAGCAAAACGCCGACACAATGAACGCGATTGAAAATCGGGTCATTAAGGTAGAAGGCCGGTTAGATGGCCATGACATTGAATTTAAACATCTATATGAAAAGGAAGCCAAAAGAAATGAAAAAAATTAGTTTTAAGAATGCTGACGGAAGCTTGAATGGTAAATTGATTGCTGGAATTATTTCCTTGCTAATCGTGCTGATTCAGCAAGTGTTGGCTGTATTTGGCATTAAGTTTACTGGTGACTGGACGAATATTGTTGCCGTTATTAACACTGTATTAACGATCCTTGGTATGCTGGGAGTCGTTACTGACGTTCAAACAGTGACAGCACCAACGGTTGACAGTGACGAGAAAAGTCAGGTTGAAGCGACCGCTAATAAGGTCGCTGATGAAGTACAAGGGCCTACGTATACAGCCGCTGTAGCGGATAGTTCTGCATCATCTGACACTGAAACGGCGTCAGAATCCGCCTCACAAGCGGCAAAATAGTGCTATAATAACTACTGGCTATAACTTGATAGAGATTTTCATTTGTTGTGGATCTTGATCACTCTGCAACGTTCCCCCTGCGTTTCGGCGTGGGGGATTTTTTGAGTAAAAAACCGCCTGCTGTAAGGACAGACGGCTAATACATAAGAAAAAGGATCTTAGCGAAAGAGGAAACCAGATTATTACTAGATTCCATTATTATCATAGGAATACATGAGAAATCGTGCAACTTTAATACTCACTACTGTGAAACTACATTACTGGCAATTGGCAGGTGGTATTCTAAAGCTGGTTATTCTCACACGTATTATACAGTCAAGTACGGTGATTCATGGTGGGCGATTGCTCAACGCAATGGCTTAAGCGTCTACGCGTTGGCTACTCAAAATGATAAAACGATCTATTCTATGATTCACCCTGGTAATAAGTTGATTATCAAACAGACGAAATCCTCACACTGGCAATTGCTGGTGTGAGAATTTTTTAGTTTGTTGTGAAAATTATGTTTTCATTGTATAATTGTTGTAATGATTACAGAAAGCCGGTGTAATAGTGAAAATAGATGATGGTTTCAGAATGCAAAAAGAAAATCCAAGAAAAAAATTAGAAGAACTTATTGTTCCAACTAATAGAGCATTAATTACAGATGCCGTAAACAAAGGCTATATGTTAGCTAGCAAAGCCAGTAAAGACTTTCCTTTTATTTCAGGTCAAGAGGGAACAACAGATTTTTTATCTAGAATGAAGTCCTTAGCTATTAAATTTTATATGAAACAATATTGTGATAAAGGGATTCTACCATTTAAATATAAAGTTAAGCCCAATGAGACCAAAAACCACGACTATTTGCTTATATATAATGATGAAGGAAGTTTTCATTTAACCATTAACCAATGTAAAAATATGAATAAGCCTGCAGTTCCTGCCGGTTATCGTATTCAAGAAAATAAAAATTTTCAATCTTATTTTGATTTTGATTTTAATGAGTATAAGACTTCAGATTTCAATGATGATAATTTATATTTGGAGCTAGATCACGGTTATCAATCAGAACAACCTATGTTTATTGGCTTGGGTATACCGAAAAACGACAAATCATGGTATAGCGTTATTGATTTGGCCAAAGAAACTCCTGTATTGAGACGTAACTTTATAACAAAGCCGGCTGATATTAAGGAAATCGATGTTGACACATTTAAAGAGTTTATAAGGAATAAAGGATGATAGTAATATGAATTCACCACTGAGCCAATTCAAAGGCGAAAGGTTGAAACAGGCCAGATTATTAAGAATGTTAACGGGAACTGAGTTGGCACTGCTGATTTCTGATAAAAAAGTAATTAAGCAACAACAAATTTCATATTGGGAGAGTAATAGAAGGGTACCAAACTTTGAGGAAATCCAAAAATTATCTGCAGTTTTAAAAGTTCCCTATTACTTTTTTTTAAAAGGCGATTCTCGGAATAATGTGGATACTGCGAACTTTTTTCGCCGAAGTGCGGCAGTTCCAACAAAAAACAGAAATTCTATGCAGGAACTAGTATTTTTATATAGTAGTTTTTTTAAGGTGATAGGTCGTTATATAAAGTTGCCGAATTTTAAAGATAATGATTTAGTAATTAGTAGTGATGAATTTCGGCTTGTAGATGTGGATGAGATTGACGAATTGGCTAAATCAATTCGTCGTAGGTACCATCTTGGGATAGGTCCGATTTCCAATGTAACCCTCTTAATGGAAAAAATGGGTGTACGAGTCATTTTCACCAATGAAGATATAGCTGGCATTGACGCCTTGACAAAAGTAGTGGATAACCAATTTTATGTGATCATTAATACTAAAGGAAAAAGTGCAGTTAGAATTCGTTTTAGTTTAGCTCATGAATTGGGGCATGTCTTTTTGCACTCAAGATATTCAGAAAGTATCCTAAAATCTAGTGAAAAAAATAAGAGGGTTGAAAGTGAGGCACAAATGTTTGCTAGCTTATTTTTGATGCCTGAGGAAGGGATTCTGATGGACATGGTAGCTACTAATTTAGAATTTTTAAAGTCGTTAAAATCACATTGGCTAGTTTCTATACAGGCTTTAGCTATTCGTGGAAAGCAAATTGGATTATTAACTCAAAGTGAGATGACACACGTTTTTCAACAAATAAGTAGAAATGGGTGGAGAAAAAAAGAGCCATTAGACGATACAATATCGATAGAATTTCCGACGTTTATTAAAACAGTTTTGGAGTATTTAAATTCGGAGGGGATAAGTGTTGATGATGCACTCTATCAAGAAGGATTATCGTTTGATTTTTTAAATTCTTTATTTAGCGCTATACAAATTTCAGAAATAAAGGAAAAAGGTCCAAATTTAAAATTATTATAGTACGTGAATTAACGAAACAAATCCCGCACTAGCCTTAATTGGCTGGTGTGGGACTTTTTTTGTGTGTTTAAGATAATAAGTTGGTATATAATAGTGGAGAAAGCAAAACATCAAAAAAAGGACCAATATTAAATTAATTTGTGCTCTTCCACGATTTGTAAATAAAATATCTCTCTTTTTCAGAAATGGCTTATAAATGGCATTTATAGTGTGCTACCTATGATGGTATAACTACCGTGCGGGTGATAAGTCGACGTCGGTAGATAAAAAGAGAAGCGTCATAATGCTGGTATATCAGCATTATGACGCTTCTCTTTTGCTAATTGGTATCAAATTAAAACCCCAATTTTGCGTTTTGGCTGTTGTGATCACAACAGCACTGTTAAGCGCTCATAAAAAAGGGTTTTGGGATCGTGTCACAAGTAAGGGTCCTATGAATTAA